ATCATTGGGGATGTATACGTCATTCCAACCTACAGGCAGGGTTAGCTGAAGTATAATCTCACCCGTAGCACTACCACTACGAATGGTAAAAGCACAGGCAGCGGCAGCGTTTATTAGAACGCCTTGCAACCTGCCTCTTGATGGGCCTACGAGACCCGCAGCAAATCCCGCCACGGCTACGTTAAAGGCTCTGACCTCTTGACCAGCCATTTACTTACTCCTTATGGAAGGACGGGTGTATTAAACGCTTGTGCATACATTACTGTAATGCGAACAGAACCTGCGTTAGTGGCAGCAGAAGATGTCACAGTTAAGCGAAGGTCTGATGTTCCAGTATCGCCCCATTCTAAGGTTCCACCGCCGCCAGCACCCAATGCTTTGACACCTACTGTGGTTCCTGACGCAACTGAATTAATAATGGTATTTGCATTACCACCAACTTCGCCAACACTAATATTGGTTGTGGTGTTAGCCGCAGCTACAAGATCAATAATACAGTTAACGATCTTTGAATTGGCAGGAATAACGATATCTGTAACCACCGCCGCAAGCGCACCACCCGCTAGGCTCTGCACTGTGTCTTGACACATTACAACATAGCCCACATTGGCGATATCAGTGCCTATGGTAGTTCCGTTTGTTGTTCTAATAGTACCAGCCCGAATCGGGCCTGAAAAAGTAGTCGTACCCATGTTGATCTCCTGTCTGGGTTAAGTCAGATACTTAGTGCATCTGTCAGGGACAGGATAACAATACAATAGATTATAAAAAAAAGAAAGGGCGCTTTGCAGTGCGAAACCTGACCAGCGCCCCTTCAGTTTGGTTCAATTGAACCTAAACACCCGGTGATCCGTAGATACCAAGTGGGTCAGATACACCGAAGCTGTAACGCTCCCGTGCCTTATAGCGAACATTGCCCGTATCAAAGTCACCGTCCATAGACGTTGTCATTGGTGTACGCTCAAAGTGCTTCATTCCGTTAGGAATGTCTGTAGTAAGGAAGAACGCATCTGCGTCTGTCAGATAGTGGTTGACAGTATAACCCTCTGGGATGGACCCATTGGAGTTAATTGCGTTGATGTCGTTGTCAGCCGTACCGACACGCAAAGATGTTTCCAGCAAACGAGTTGCAACAAACTGAAGCGCAGGTGGAATGATGAGCTTCCGTGGACGAGCGGCAATCAACAGACCACGTTCATCAACGTAAGCAGCAATGTCAATCACTGCTTGCTCAAGAGAAGTTTCATTCAAATCCACGTTAACCGCTGGGCGGTTTGAGTTTGTGGTCCCAGAAACCGTAGGGTGTGCTGTGTTGAACAGTGTGACGCCATCACCAGAGTTGAAGGTGGCGAAACCTGTGTTCAGCAGAGCTGCCGCTTTTGTTTGCTTGGTATAAGCCATAGCCCGTGCGAGAGCTTTGGTATAACGAGCAGAAAGCGAATCGTACAGGTTGTCTTCCATTGCTTCTTCAGTAATGGAAAAGCCCATAGCGATAGTTTCATGGGTATAACGAGCAGTAAATGATTCCTGACCGTTGTCGTATGCAATTGCGCTGCCTTCGTTTTTAACGGGGGCAGAACCGAAACCTGACAGTTTCACTTCTTCTTCAAAACTACGGTCTGAAGATTCAGTTTCATAGATTTCAGCATGTTCGTTGTCATACTTGTCGTATTCCAAGCCAAACAAAGCATTGATACCCGGAAGTAGCTCTTTAAGGAGCTGGGCGCGAGAAATAGCCATTGATTATCTCCTTACAGGCCAAGACCAGCAGTGTACGCATGTGACGAAGGATTGAACTTAACAATCACATCGGTAAATGCGTCACCAACAGTTGAGTCTGGTGCGTTAACGAAATCTACAAGCTTAAAAGCAATCGTAGCGGTGGTGTTAGCGGTAGCTACATCCAGAGAGATTCTGGAATTGCCATTGGCTGTGTCTGGCGCGGTCTGATTAACAGCAAAGTTACTGTGCATCAAAGTTTGCGCTACGGCAGCGTCAGCTTGAATTTGGAATAACGCATTAGGGTCATCACAAATGTAAGCTTGTGCATCAGCAGCAACTTGACCAGCAGGCCACTGGTTGTTTTGGCGAAAACCACTGACAGAATCAGTGTATGAACAACCAAGGAAGATACCAACAGTTCCAGCAGGAAATGCGGCGGCGTTTGTGCCGACCTCAGTGACTTTTGTGATAGTGCCGTTCGCGGCCACCTGCACAATATCACCGTTGGCAATAGCGGTGTTGTACCCTGAGGTAATGGGTAATTGGCGTGTGGACCCAGAGAAGGGCCGACCACCAATGGCATTAATAGGGCGCAAACCGTATGGACTAGATGTAAGGGCCATTTGAGGCTCTCCTTCTATTACGATTTTGGTTCAATTGAACCTTTTCAAGCAAGTCAGGACTTGCCAAATGAGGTGCGCGAGGAACGCTCTGGGTTTAACACAGGCATCCTCGGATCGGATTCGCGCATGAAGTTTCTATCCACTGATTCCATTTGAGTTTGTGCAGTGTATAGTTGACCTTCTTCGCGGTTGTTTGCTTTTTCAGTTGGAATGCTACACAGTAACAAGCCACCAACTTCAACATTATCTTTGAACCTAGAATCTATGTCAGACATGATGTGAAGTTCAGGATGCTCAGAAGATAAAACAGGGGTGTAACCCTCTCTGAATCTAGATGACACGTTTGTGTTGTCTGCGTTACCCAATGTAGATGTGCGAACATAGCGGAACTCAATTCCATCTCTAGGTTCGGGGGTTGGCAGCATACTTTGTCGTGTCCACGGCTTTACACGTTCAGACATCTCGCGTGTTTCAGCTTCGCGTGGTTTCTTTGATTCAGCCATTTCTTGACTCCTTGAGTGCTTGCGCTGCGTATTGTTCATTCGATAAACCAAGCCTCTTAGCGAGGGAGGCTTGAGATGGTGACAATGTCACCGTGCGTGATTTGTTTGTGCTACGGTTGGCAGGGGCAACCACGTTACCCGTTTTTCTGGACGTTACAACATCGCGTTTATTTTCTCCAGCATTAAATTTACTGGGAAATGCAGAACGCATTGCCTCGTCTATTTTTTCATAATAATGGTCACTTCCAGCAGCTACACCTGATGTTACAAGCTCTTCATGGACGCCAAATGCAAAGCCTGTCATTCTTTTATCAGGACCAAACCATTCGTTTCTAGCAGACCATTCTTTTGTTCTTTGATCTGGCTCTTGTGCTACTTCTTGAGCTTGCTGAAGTTTAAACTCAGATGTTGGCCTTTGTTGAGGCTTCATGCGCCCTACGCGATATTCTTCGTTATTTATTGCGTTTAACTTTTCATTAGCTGCAATCATGGCATCAGAATCGCCAAGATCGTAAGCTTCTTTATATTCGGCTTTTGCCCGTTCCTTATCAGCAAGAATTCTGCGCTTGGCCTGATCGACTATAACACCTTCACCTTGTTCCAGTGTTTTCTTCAGTCGTTCATTCTCTTCATGTATTTTCTTGGCGTAGTTTACAGCCTCTTCACGAACCTTGATGGCCTCAGCCTTATGCCTTTCGGCTTCTTTTATATCAAAGGTCATTTTCTTAATGCGCTTTTGCACACCAGCACTGTAACCAGCTATTTCATCTTCTGTAGGAACTACAGGAGAAACATCCTCTGATGTCTTTGGTGCGTCAAAGTCATCATCATCTGATATTTCTACTTCAATAGAATCTACGTCATCAAGGGCAGAAATCACTGTATCGTTTTCACCCTCAAGGTCTAAAGCTTTATTAGTCATACTCTTGTATACCCCCGTGGGTCATCTACTACTGCTTCAACTGTGTCATCATTAATGATTCTGAACTCTTTGCCGTGAATTTTAAAACGGGTTCCTGAGTACGATCTAAATATGACGAAGTCTCCTTCTTTGCACCAAGGCCCATCTGGGAAACGACTTTTGTCTGAATAAGCTGATTCACCAACTTTCATGACAAATCCAATAATAGATGCTGTTTCTTCAGAGTTTTTGAGTTCGTCTGGCATGAAGACGCCACCTTCTGTGGTATCTTCTATCTGAGGCATTGCTATTAACACTTTATAGCCTGAAGGTATTGGGAGTTTTTTAACAGTTTTTTCTGATACTTCTGTTTCTGCGTACATTTTTTGCTTCCTTGCAGTGACTTTAGGCTCACAGTACCTTGCGTGGGATTACCACGATGCGAAGATAGTTAGATTAAAAAAAAACAACTATCAACACTAACTCTCTAAAAATCTTTTCTCCAGCTCTTCTAACTCTGACATTATGTGTTGATATGCTTTGTAGGAGCCTACGGAAGTGCAATAGCTATTATAGTCTGATGCACCCCCATAAGTTAGATGGTACTTGATATCATCCATCTGGCCTTTGATTTCCTTGGTTAGCAGTGTTAGGATCGTTTCTTCCATTTTCTAATTTATCCCTTTCAGACATTTCTGTGTTTAGTAAGGTTTTTGCTATATCCAAGCTAAGGTCTGCGCCCTCTTTTTTATTTTTAGCTTCAGCCTGACTAAGCTCTATGCCAGCCTTGAGACCAATCTGTGCGCTGACACGTTTGTTTTCAGATTCAAGCTTGGCTGCTTCAAGCTGCAACTTTCCAGAATCGAAGTTTATTTTGTGCTTCAGCTCCTGTTCTTTTATCGCCAGCTCCTTTTGCTGTATCTGCGTTAAGGGATCGCTCTGCTGACGCTGATTTTCTTTTTGTTTTGCCTCTGCCTGATCTTTCTTCAGAAGCTTGTCTGCCGCCATAGCGGTCAAACGAGACAGCTCCACCTCTGCATCTTCAGGGAGGTCTGTGTCCATAGATGGCATTTCAACGCCAAGGTTCTTCTGTATCTCAACTCTGTACTGCATCGCTACGTGTTCAGTAACATGCGTAGCCATAGCCGCCTGTATGGCAGGAGCAAACGGACTTTGACCCACAATCTGCCGTAGCTTAGGGTCTTCCATTGCCGCCATGTGAACCTGAATGTGTGCTTCATGATCTTGATACATGAAGGCCTTTACAGGCTCTTGCTTTAGCATAGCCATGTTTTCGGTCACTGGGTCCATTGGCTTGATGTCATCTGGCAGCTTAATGATATCACCAGCGTCCTGAATGCCAAGAACCTCTAACATCTGACGATGCAACTTACCCATGTCATACAATTGAGGTGCCTGTTGTGCCAACTGTAACGCAGCTTGGTACTGCATGACCCTTTGAGCCATAGTTGATGCGTTGGGGTCAGAAACAGGAATGACATCCACACGTCCATCAAAGTCATCAATGCGGCTGAAGTCGCCGTCCATCTCGTATGCGTAGTCTTCTGGCATATAATCACGAATAATACGCGATAATAGGCGAAGCTCTGTCTTCATTGATGCGTGTATACGGGCCTGTACCCCAGACATGACCTTCATAGAGCGTTCCATTAGGGCCAATGTGGTCCCAACGGGTGCCTGAGGATTCATATCGCCTACTTGTACGTCTGCAACCGATCCAATGCGGCGTCCTTCTTCGACAACATTTCCAAGTAAAGCGTATAATACGCTTGATGGCTCTTTGTACGGGATAAAAGTGATTGAGTCGCGTATTGCGCCACCTGGTACGTCCACATCCCTAAATTCACCCGGCATGAGAGGTGAATCATCGCCTTTGATGCGTAGACCCCTAGCTTTGAGGCCAGCAGGTAGATTCGATAACGTCCCAGCGTCAATAAGCTGGCGAAGTATTGAAGTCGCAGATTTAGCCAGACCCCCAATGAGGTGAATAAGTCCTGTACCATAGAACCCAAGTCCCGGAAGGTATCGGTAATGAGTGAAATGCTGTATTTTCTTTTTCTTATTGTCATCTTCTTCCCAATTTGCCCTGATTGATAGTATTGTTCTGGACGATTTATCAATTGTTATGACGTATGGTCGGGCTATACCGTCTGGATCATCAAATTCCTCTGGCATATTGAGGTTAACATGCATCTCAAGGATGGTATGGCGGTCATCATCAGACATAACGGTGCTTTCACCGTCTAATTCATCGTATTTTTCTTGTATATCTGAATAATCAGGCTCTGCACTGGGTAACTCAACGTCACGATAGAAGCCATTTACCTGAAGTTCCAGTATTTCATTGGGTGTTTTCTTCATAACGTGGGTGTAACGTGGACATGCCATCATATCTGTGGCACCGTAGGACGCAACAAAGTCTTCTGCTGGCACAAACATGGCGCAAGGACGCTCCATGATGGGATCATAGTAGACTTTCTTAAAGGCAGAACCAGCAATAGGGAGCTTGAACAGCATTTGCTCAGTCTCATCTCTGTATTCTGTCATTTCTTCCGTCAGCATGTAGTTGAGTTCTTTCTCTACGCGCTGAGACTGCTCGTACTTCTCTGGCGTGAGCTTGCCAAGTATCTTGGTCCTTACTGGCCCAGAGGCTGGGAATAACTCACCCATAGCCTGTGCCTGAAAGCGAACCACTGCTTCAGTCATAATTGGGTGAAACACACCAGACGCTCCAGCCCAAGGCTGTTGACGGTCTTCAACCTTCATTCCCAACAAGTCTAAGCCCTTAACGTAGGCCCTAGCCCAATCCTTTCTGGACTCACGGTCAGCAACAAACTCTGAAACCAATTCAGATGCCATTGAATCAAGATCGGTCTCTTCTATGAATTCAGCTAGGTTGCTGTCATGCTGGATATTAGCAACATCCTCATCCATACCGCCTGTAAAGTCGATAACAACACTGCCATCATCTTGTTCAAATGATATGGCATCAGGATTAAGAACTTGAACCTCGACCTGAACCTCTTCTTCATTTTCTGCAACATCAACGTCAGAAGGGTCTAAGGGTTTGGTAATAGCCATATCGTCATCTCCAGTTTTGGTTCAATTGAACTTTTACACCAAAAGGCGTAAAATATAAAGCCCTAGTAGTAACTGACGGGCCGTTGGTACTTAGGCTCATCATCCCAATCATCTGTCGGGGTTCTAATCCAACCACCCTGCCTAAACCTCATGAGTGCCTGTGATGTACTATCAACGTAGTCATCATGGTCACCAGAAGGAAATGCAGCACATTCTTCAATGATCTCTTCAGCCCATCGTGTAGGTGGGTGCCAAATCATTCCGCTGGCAAAAAGATCAGTGATGGAATTAACCCTAGCAATCTTATCCTGACCCCTAGATGGTGTGAACTCAGTCACTGGCAGACCCATGTTACGAAGCTCAAAGATCAACGGCGCACCTGAGGCTTTCTTCTCAACTACCAACTGATCAGGCTCAAACTCCCAGTACTTGTCATATGCCGCCATCTTTAGTTCAGGAAACTCTAACTTCTCTTTGTAGCCATCCAGTAGAATAACATTAGGCATCATCTTACCATCATCATCAGGATGGTAGAATATACCCCATGTGGTACAGGCACTGTAGTCCGATCTTTGCGTTTTTAAGAATGCCGTATCCCAAGATTGAATGATAGCCTCACATGGCGGTGGGTCTTTCTTATCCCACTCCTTCCACCACTCACGCTTGATTAAAGCACCTTCCTCTGATGTCGGGTCTTGCTGGTACTGTGCAGACCACTTGGACACAGGTATCTCTGCCTTAATCTCCTCAAGCTCTTCTACTGACCAAAACTCAGGCCACAGTGGTGAGCCAGACGGCAGAATAGCTGGAAGCTCAATCACCTCCCACTCACTCGTACCAACTTTGTTCATCTGGGTCTTCATTATCTGACCCGTCAAATCACGCTTGCCCCAACGGGTCATAACAATGATTATAGCACCACCTGGTTGTAAACGCTGACGAGGACCAGAGGTGTACCATTCATAAACCTTGTCATAAACTTCTGGGTTGTACTGTGCCTGTGCAGCATCCTGTTCGCTGTGAGGATCATCAACCACGAATACATCAGCACCCTTACCAGTTACAGCACCACCAACACCAATAGCAAAATAATCACCACGTTTGTTCGTGTTCCATCTACCAGCAGCTTTACTATCACTGGACAAATCAACGCCCTTAAACACCTTCTGAAAGTCATCACTCTGAATAAGGTTACGAACCTTACGACCAAACCCGACAGCTAAGTCAGCAGTGTGAGCAGTCTGAATGATCTTCTTCTCTGGAAACTGACCTAAGAACCAAGCTGGAAATAAATAAGACGCAAACTCCGACTTGGTATGTCTAGGTGGCATGTTGATAATCAACCGCTTTAACTCGCCCCTAGCAACACGTTCAAAAGCATCAGCCATTACCTCATGATGATGACCGTGAATGAAACTAGGCCACATACGCTTAACAAAAGGAATAAACTCCTCCCTAGCGCCCTGTAAGCTCTCAGCTTCTTCTAACGCTTCCAAATCCTTCAGCAGCTCAACCTGTTCATGTACAGGCACATTTGAAAGCTTAGATAAGATATGATCGTACTTACCCAAATTATCTCCCCCTATAGTATATATATATTATATATATAACTACAGTAATAGCTCTTTACTGTAATAAGTAATACTACTCTAAAGTAAATACTCTAACTAGACTGACAGGCATTTGCGCCTACCAATGCTGAAATCAATAGATAAATCAAGATAAAATAGTATTTGACCTTAACTCTGCATTTTATTTTTTGTAATTTTTTTTGTAAAATTTTTAAGCCCGAAAAAGGTTGGTAACTTATTCGTCCAAAAGGGGTCCGTACTATTTGAGGAAAATTGAGAATCGTTTGAGCGAAACTGTATGTATGTGATCTCGCGTGGGCGTGCGTGTGTGAGGGGGGTCGGGGGTGGGTGGGGGTGCCTCGCGCGCGTTCTTTAAACTCATTCGCGTGTGCGTTGCGCGTTC